GATGATGCGGCCAAGGCCGTGATCAAGGGAATTGATGACATGGTGTTCAATAATTTCGGCGTCAAGGACGCCTTGACTGAAGGGGTGCCGCAGAGGTTCCCGTTTGAGATCAAGGAGGTCCTTCAGTCATTGTCAACGGCGTTAGGAAAAAGGACGGCTGGGTTCAAGACATACAAGCGATCTCCGCAACACCGTGGAACGCAGATGATGGAGGGTGGCGACAACTACCGCGAATTCCTGTTCAAGTACAAACCTGGAAGCTTGAGGCAGAAGGAGCCGGAGTACCAGTACGCACATGACTTTAATTTAAGCAGCGAAGACAGAGCTGGCGGAATCGTTCATGCAAGGACGTCCGATCGTGCTGACCAGTTCGGAAGAAGGCTTCTTCACATAGAGGAGATCCAGTCCGACATGCACCAGAAGATCAACATGGCGCAAAGAAAATTAAAGAAAACGCACGCTGATTGGGCTAAAGAAGGAAAGACTCCTGAAGGCGAATACGCGAAGATGAATAAATCCCAGAAGAAGGAATATGACAATCTTGTCAGGGACGGAAAGTACGCTCCACGTGGAGATCTGCAGGAGGAGATATCAACGGCGAATGAACAGCACCTTCTTCTCGTGAAGGCTAAGATTGAGGACTTGTTGGCGCAGAAGCAGACCCCTGCAATCAAGACCAGGCTCAACAGGCTTAACAAGGAGCGCATAAAGTTAAGATACATCATTGACGCGGAGAAGAAGAAAATGGCGAAAGGAAACCACAGCGGTGTTCCACTTGGGCCTCTCAGCAAGACTGAGGACTACAATGAATTCATAATGAAATATATGCTCCGAGTCGCGCGTGAAGGCGGATATGACGGAATAACAATCAACACGCCGGCGATCAAGAATTTGAACATGTCCTCCACGGGAAGGGACTACAAGGGCAACCTTGTCGCCTACGGACCGATGGCTCAAGGGGCCATGAAGAAGGCGGCGAAGAAAAGTGGTGCAAAATTCATGAAAACTGTTATAGTGGACCGTAACAATAGGGTATGGGAAGTTCCAATGATATTAATCAAGGAAAATAAGGGTGCACAGGCGCTTATTGACAAGGGTCTTCCTATTTATAAAAGAGGGGGAATGGTTAAAAAATAATGCCACCAAAAAATCCAAACAACAACATAGAGAACGCTTTAGGCTCTCTGACTGACGCGTTGGAAATAGAGCCGACAGGCGAAGAAATACAATTGGAGCCTGATCAAAAGATTTCTGATCCCAATGTGGAGATAACTGAAACGGAAGGAGGCGGTGCGGATGTAAACTTTGATCCAAACGCTCCAATCGACACGGCTAACATTCCACATGACGCCAATCTGGCGGATTACATTAATGACACAGAATTACGTAGATTTGCAATAGATCTAGTAGCCGATTTCGAAACGGATAAGGAGTCTTACTCGCTGAATCTGTAACGCAGTTTCAAGCCCAAGCGTATAAGGAACTTCTCCCCCCAAGCGGCCCCGTTCGTACTCAAGTTGTAGGGCTTTCCACTCCTGAAATTCAGGATCAGGCGAAGCGCGTGCAACAGTTCATGAACTATCAGATAGTTGATGTCATGAAAGAGTATGATCCGGACATGGACCAGTTACTGTTCTATCTTCCTCTCGCAGGATCAGCGTTCAAGAAAGTTTATTATGACAGCTTGCTGAAGCGTGCTGTCGCAAAATTCATTTCTGGTGAGGATCTTGTCATAAATTACATGGCGACGGATCTGGAAAACGCGGATCGCGTCACGCACATAATCAAGACGAGCGCTAATGACATCAGGAAACAGCAACTTCAAGAATTTTATCGTGACATTGAATTGAAAAGCGGAACAGTTGAAACCAGTGAAGTTCAGGAAAAAGTAAACACGCTCGAGGGAGTTCAAAGGGAATACACGGATAAGGATGATGAACATACAATTTTGGAAATGCATGTCAATGCGGATGTTCCAGGATTCGAGGATGAAAGCGGAGTCAAGCTTCCTTACATCATTTCCATTGATGAATATTCAACAGAGGTTTTATCCATCAGAAGAAACTGGAAAGAAGGCGATAGCAACTTTGCTAAGAATGATTATTTTGTACACTACAAGTTCCTCCCCGGACTAGGGTTTTACGGCTTTGGTCTCATACATATGCTAGGTGGGTTGTCAAGAACTGCAACAAGTGTTTTGCGGCAATTAATTGATGCAGGCACTCTTGCCAATCTGCCGGCAGGTTTTAAGGCACGTGGAATGAGAATACGCGACCATGACGAACCATTGCAGCCAGGGGAATTTCGTGATGTGGATGTAACTGGTGTTTCCATAAAGGAATCACTATTACCACTCCCTTACAAGGAACCATCACAAGTCTTATTTGCCCTTTTAGGGTTTGCAGTTGACGCTGGAAAATCTTTTGCTGCAATCGCGGACATGAAGATGGGAGAAGGAAATGAACAGAATCCTGTAGGAACAACATTAGCTCTTTTGGAAAGAGGAACAAAAGTAATGAGTGCAATTCATAAGAGATTGCATTACGCACAAAAAATTGAATTTAAGCTGTTGGCAAAAGTTTTTCAATTATACCTTCCACCTGAATATCCTTACATGGTTGTCGGTGGAAACCAAATGATAAAGCAACAAGATTTTGATGATCGTGTTGACATTATTCCTATTTCCGATCCAAACATATTCTCAATGGCGCAGCGTGTAACATTGGCACAACAGCAATTGCAATTAGCTACTGCGAATCCAGGACTTCATAACATGCGTGAAGCATACAGAAGAATGTATGACGCCATGGGTGTGGATAACGTGGAGGCAATTTTAAAACCTGACCCGGAACTTCCGGAACCAATGAGCCCTTCAACAGAGAACGCAGGTGCTATGAATGGAAAGGCTCCTAAGGCTTTTCCTTTTCAAGATCACCAAGCGCATATACAGGCGCACGCGGAATTCATGTTCACGAGAATGGTACAGATTAACCCACAGGTGTACTCCATGCTGCAGGCTCACATTTGTGAGCACATAAGCATGATGGCTGGTGCTCAAGTTCAAGAGGAGTTCAAGCCTCAAATGGAACAAATGCAACAGGCACAGCAACAGGCACAGCAGAATCCTCAAATGGCACAGCAAGTGGAGCAGCAAATGCAACAACTCATTAACGCACAGGCCGCCAAACAGGCTCAAATAGAGGCTAAGATGACAGCATCATTAGCGCAGGATGAAGAAGCTCGAATGAAACGTGAAGCTGAAGATCCGTTGATCAAGCTTAAACAGCAAGAGATTGATCTTAAGGCAATGGAAACACAGGCTAAGCTTCAAAAAGATCTGATAGTTGACTCTGAAAAACTTGACATAGAACGTGACAAGCTGGAGGCGGATACAAGTATTAACTTGATGAAAGCCGCAGCAGATGTTAGTAAGGAAGATTCCGATGAAGCGATGACTCTATTCAAGGAGAATATGATAAACTCAAGGGATGCAATGAAGCAACGATCAACGGAACGGATTGCGAGGGAAAATGCAAAAAACAAAGCAAATGGAAGTTCTAAAAAGTAAGATTAATAAAATCGCTACAGCTATGAAAAAATTTGAAGAGGTGGCGCACAGTGAAATTAACAACAATGAAGAATACCTTCAGGTGTGTGGCGCCATGTTGGCGGTCACTAGAAACATGTATGTGGAAGCCTTGGGCTCCCACGGCGCAGCTCGCATGTTCCAGGAAGTGGCGAATACTTTCATGATTCAGGAGGAATTGATTGATGAATTTTATACTGAGGAAGAACCAACGATACACTAATGCCGTTCAGATCTGAAAAACAACGAAAATGGATGTGGGCTAATAAGCCTGCAATGGCTGATAAATGGACTAAGGAACATGGCAGCAAGCCTGTCAAGAAGAAAAGAGGTGGACTATTCTATGCAAAAGGTTATGATACCGCCCCTTGGGTTAATGAATACGGATATCCCACTGGGGGAATTACAGTTAAAAAAGGAGGACGATAATGCCGAAAGTAGGTAAACAAAAATTTCCATACACGTCAGCTGGAACGCAGCAGGCGCAGAAGCACGCGAAAGCAACAGGACAGAAAGTTGACATGAGCGGATACAAGAAGGGTGGAAAAGTTAAGAGAAAGAAAGGTGGTGCAGTGAAAAAGAAATATCACCACGGTGGTCGTGTTATGGCTGGCCAGAAAAAGCCTAAAAAATGTTAACCAGGAGGTAGATATGAATTTATTGAAAGATCTTTGGGGACACTTAAAAGAATGGAATGAATGGAAATTGAAGGATTGGATAAAAGCCGGAATTTTAGTCATCGTCATTCTTGTAGTCCTTAAAGTTATTATTTTGCCAGGTGCGTAATGGCTGAATTTGTTGATAGACAAAGAAAAAATAGAGAGCGTAACCGTCCCGCAGTGAACTTTACACAGCGGGACGACGTTCGTGATTTTGCACGAAGTGGAATAGGAAGAAACTATAATCGCATGATGGATCTTCAAAGTCAGAAGAATCCAAATTTGGATCAACTAAAACAAGCAAGAAGACAGTGGAACAGATACGATAAGTATAATGCTGGAGAAATGTTGGGGAAAACACCTCAGCAAATGCAAAATGAATATATGGGAATGAGC